ACCCGTCGTTGTTTGTTTTACCTTTCTTCATAATATCTCTTCTCACATTCCCCAAACGACGAAAGGCGCGAGGGGACCATACAAGTCACCTTCGCGCCCCTCAACTGGATCTCCGGTATTGCGACCGATCCCGACCGGGCCAAGACTGTTTTAGTCTTACAGGTATTCCGGTAGCTACGTCAAGGGTTAGGCTAATAAGCTCTGCTATTTACGCATAATAAGACGCGCCGATTCTATGAGCTTAATCTCTGCATCTTTAGACTTTTCTATCTTGAGCGGTAGCTCAAGGTCCCGCTTACAGAAGTGGCAGCTCATATAACAGAAGCCCTCAGAGAACCTCACACTTCCCGCAGGCCGCAAGGATGCAGCCCCATCTGTACTTTTCTGTAATACTTTATTGTTGCACCCAGGGCATCGCAACGATCCTAACTTACTCAAGCATTAGCTCCTTTGGCTTAATTCCCCAAAACCGCCACCCAGCGCCTGAAGGCACCTTAGTTACGCCTTTGTCCTGCTTGTACTCATCAGCACTGTCATAGCCTTTAGACACGACCCACACATGATCACACGCGGCGGATAAAGAATCAAATTCAACAAACTTATCTGCCTGTGGCAGCTGCACACCAAAACGACTTTCGTCCAGTACCTTCAAGGTAACGTCGCCGAACTTGCGCTTCTTCACAGTGACTGACTGGCCCAGTGAGAGGGGCATCGCCTTTTCTGTTCGTTTCGGTATGGTATTGATCTGGGGAGTACCACGCTCGTCGACCCAAGCCTGCATGTAGTCTTGGACCTGCTTGCCGTTTTTCTCAGACGAATCTCTATCAGCCATCATGGCGTACTCATCTGGAATTTTGACGGGCTTCACATCGCGCTCACGATACCCCGCATCACGCAGCAACGCATCCCGATCCTTAGCCGCCGTCTCATGCAAGCGCTCAATCTCTTCCTCAGTCAAAAGAGCGCCCTCGAATATCTCTGCTGTATCTAACAGATCTGGTTTCGATGAAGCTGTCGGCCTCGGGAATATCTCACCATCCTTGAGGTCAAGACCAGAACCACCACTAGGATTACGATCCTCAGCACCCGAGACCGCTGCGATTGACTGTCCAGAATAGTTCTTCTGCATCGTCAGCCGCAACGTGGACGTGGACTTGAGAACCGGAGGTCCCTTCTGGATGGGCGCAGAATCTGCCCGAGTATCAATAGGCAACGCCTTAGTAGTTCCATGCAGTGAATTCGCAAACTCCTGAATGGGAACCATCGCTATAGAACCAAAGTAATCCTCATTCGCATCATGCTCCGCTAAGAACGCAGCCTTTGCATGGTGTGGGCTGGTAAACCCTAGCATCACCTTGTCTTCATCATAGTACCCAGTACGCGGGTTATTCTTGCGGACAATGTAAACATGCGTAGGAAAAGGATCGGATCCGACACAACAATGAAGTGCCTTAGCCATCCCCTGTACCTGACCATAGGCGTAGGGCATTCGGGTCTCGCCGCGCTGACCATGAGTCTGCAGCCACATCTGGAGCTGTTCGGCACCTGCATGTATATCTACAGACATCCCTCCCAACTCAACCGACTCTAAAGTCCTAAAAGACTTCTGGAGGTTGCGCTCCCCTACATAAGACTGCAGGAATGATTTCTCTGTATCATGCCGCACCCCGTAAGTGCCGCCTTCAACTAACTCTCCTGTCTCACTGAAGCCATGCCCTGCAGGGATAGGATGTGTCGTGCATCTGCAGTGTGGGTGTGTGGCCCCTATGACTGGCATCCAACTAGCTTTGTTCCGTCCCGCGTTTGAGCCGTTCGCTTCTAAGACTTCCAGCTTGAAGATGCGGGGCTGTCCATCAGGTCCGTTGTATAGAGCATCGCAGTAGGGGCACGCATCTGCGCGGGTTTGGCGGTAGACTTCTGTGCCTTCCCCTTCTTCTGCATCCTTAGCGCCTAGCGCAGCCAAGTCTCCAATCTTATATCGTGCAACAGCTCCGCGATCTCTCGCAGTATGAAGCACAGACCTCGCCAATCTGTCCCACCGGTCTGACCATCGGGTTGCAGAAGTGCGCAGTCGCTCAGCTGCTTTTTTTCTATCTATACCTCTCATAGCGTCAGCCGCAACGAGGCTGGCGGCCAAGGCGACTTCGCTACCTAGATGCTGAAGTCTCTGGCCTGCTTCCATCTCCAGCGCCCGGATCTCTTGTCTGTCACTTTCAGGCAATTGAATGCTGCCTTGGCGCACTGCGTCTTCAAACGCAGAGTAGCTCATGCTCTTGATACGGTCTGCGTTGTCTGCATGTGCCAGCAGGAGTCCGAACAGGAATGCGAGTTCTATGGGTGAGTGCTGGTCTTGATCTGCTGTTGCCACGCCGACACGTCGGTCCATGGGGAGTGCCTGAGGTCCTGCGAAGGATGCGATAAGTGCATCGTGGTGGCCCTGCACTGAACTCCGGATCTGATGCATGTGTTCTCCATCGAACACTTGAGGCGTGAACCCCATGAACGCATCGTTCTCATTCTCGTCTTCATCGCCGTTAGCTTTCTTGAAGAGCCCTTCTCGGACCAGCATCTGCTCAATCTCAGAGACCATAGAATGCACGTGTGTGCTGTACGCTACGTGTACTCTGTCCAGGATCTCTTTGATGACCGGTATCTGGTCGAGAGGATCGGCTCGCGACTCTTTTGCTTTATCTAAAAGCTCCAACGCAGAATCATCTACGAACGCTACCCGTGCCGCTACAGCCCGCAATAGCTCCTTAGACTTCCTCTGAAGCTCCCCTCTCTCAGCTTCTAATCTCACACGCATACCAATTTCTCTAAGCTGTCGGATCGCCCCAAGCAACCCAGATTCCTGTTAAAGCATCGGTGGTGCTGACATTCGTTACTGCAAAGGTCGTTAGGTCTGCCTGCAGGAACACTCTTGAAGAACCGGTAGCGGATGCCGCGTTCGAAGTCACCACGGGGTTGCCGTTAATAGAGAACTGAAAGCCAGCGTCTGCTTTGACAAACAGACCTTTGACTAACGTGACGTCACCGAAGGGCAGAGTCTCTGTGCCTGCGCCAGCCACGCTGAACTTACCAGACACACAGCGTGTGTATATGTCTATGATTTCTTCGGCTAGGGTATCGTCGAATCCAAATAAGACATTCTTTCCGTCCGCGTCATTCGAGATGATGACATTTGCTTTTAGTTTCGTTCGCATAATTTACAGCGTCATATCGAGTACGACGTTCTCCTTTGATTTCTTGAGTGTCTTAGTCTGTGGTGCTCGTCTTGCGGGCGCAGACTGAATTGCCGTCGCACTAGAGCGAAACAGGTCACGTTCTTTTTGGTCGTCTTCTACTACAATCTTTTTTTCTTCGATCGCCGTAGGGTCTCCCTCATCTACTTGCTGCTGCAGCATGAAGTCGCGCCGGCCCTGCATCCAGTTTGGATCGTTGATGACCTTGCCTAATTCGTCTGGGAGCGCTGGTAAGTCGTGCATCGCTCTAATCTCATCGACAGTCATATACGTACGGACCTTCATCGTCTCTAGGTCCGCCAGCTCTTTGGGTGTCATGGGAGACAGCCCAGTAAACTCGAAGGTGTATTCAGGATCAATGCACCAAACGATGTTTTCATTAATCATGTTTTCTACTGTACGCAGTAGCGGCGCGAGTCCTTTGGTCTTAGACTCTACAATCTTCGTCCTGCTCGCACCCTCGAACATAGAGCTTTGACTGGCACTACCGTATTTGAAGTTAATCTCAATAGGGTCAATCGCATAGATCGCGCAGGCTACCTTGATAAGAAAGTCTAACCACTGCCCATACTCCATCTCTCGATTGGATGCGTGCATGTTAATCCATTCGACATCCTCAGCGTTTATGATTGGTGTACGGAATGCGTTCTCTACCCCGTTGACCATCTGATACCACTGACGGCGGAAGGCACGGAGTTGCTTCTCGGGAATAGAGCCTTTGATATTGAGTAGTCCCTTAGAGACATTTCCTTGAGAGAATTGATTACCATTGTACTGCAGACCCCACAGTAGGTAAGTAATCGTCGAGACCATCATCTCTGCTTCGCTCGTGCCGTAACCATAAGAGCGGATGCTTGTCCTTGGGTTTCGGATAGCAAAGCTCAGGTCTCTGCGCGTAAACTCATTGATAACAATGTCATCGTAGACTTGGACCGCGTAGATATCATCCAGCGTTGCACCTGCGTGGAGGCTGGTCGTATCTGCAAGTCGAATCGTTGAGGCGTCTACTGCGTACCATGTACTTGGAATGCCACGAGCATCGGGAACTATCTCCATGTTCATCTGATCATACGTCATTGAATCATGAAGTAGTTTCCTGCACAGCGTTTCAAACGAGTCACGTTCTCTAGGGTCCGTGGTGTACCCCGTATGCGTAATGAGTTCTTCTAGCTCTAACGCTCTAGCCTTCTGCTCTGGTTCTGGCTCCCTTGACATCTCTCGGAGGCGCACACGGAACCCCGGTTCGTGGGGAGGTCGTTGACTCTGACAGAAGCTCGCAACCTGATCGATCCGTGTCTTTCGGATCGCGCCAAGAATAGGCAGCTGCCAGAACATGCGTTCCAAAGTTTGGTAGGTAATCGCACTGGGCTTTTGTCTATACCCAAGCTGCTCAATAAGAGAGTACGGATCCCATGTAAGGGCTTCTGGGTTATGCGCTGGTGGTCCAGGCATAACTCCTTCTGCTATAGGATCTACAGCGGCCTTCTGAATCGAGGGATAAGATTCGGGGGGAAAGTCGTCCCCTCGACCCAGAAGTGCATCTGTAGCCATTGATATGCGATTACGCCAATTCAAAGAAGTTCCCTGTTCAGTCTGCTAGTCGAATATCTGGAAGTTGGACAGGCGCGGATAGCCGACTCTGCACAGACTTACTGATACTTAGGCCTTGCACCTGTCCGGTAGCACCTGCAGTGCTTGTTCCACAGGACGGACATACAGTCAAAGCCTTCGCAAACTGATGTCCACACGTGCTTATCTGAGCACCCATCGATACCGCATAGCGGACAGAGGGCTCCGGTGCGATGCAGAGGTTATCACTTTTTTGCATCGCTGCCGCAATAAACTCATCTTCGTTGCTGGAGTAGGTCACGCGGGAATCAGCGCCTTGGTTCCATGTACCAGAAGCCTGCTCTGTAATGTTCAGCTTCTCCATGTGATTTGGATGCTCGCTGCCCTTGGCTACTGTGCCCCATGCATTTGTCTCCGCACCCTTTGAGGTCTGCATCTCACCATTATCATCAGTAGCACCGCCTAGGCCGTCAGCATCCCCACTGCCTGCGGCGGGAGTTAGAGGGCTCTCCGTTTCTGGATTGCCTTCTTCTGCGCCAGCAGCTGTAGCCGCAGGATTTATAGCCTCGGTTTTTGCTTCTGACAGTGCTTCTTCTGGCATCCCAGTAAACTCACTCTGTGCATCATTGGGGCGCATGACTGCTACATCACCCACCTCGCGATCCATAATCGCCTTATAAATATCGTTCATATCACTCATCTCAATCTCCTTTGATTGGTTGTTTTCAGTCTTTGCTTTCATCGTCAACACATGTGACCGCGCACTGTCATGCTCGTCTTCTGCTTGATGATGAGGTTCATGCCCACCACGATGATGCTCATCATGATGCACTACGAGTTTAGGCTTAGTGTGGTCTGTGTCCTTCTTCGGTTGCTTCTTCACGTCGCCTAAGACTTTCCATGTCCCGTCCGCTCTCTTCATCGCTCTCACGTAACCCTTGCGCTCTGAGCTGAAGTGTACGCGGATAGTGCCTGCAGGTAGTGTGCGCTGGGTCTGCATTACTTCTTGTATAGGATCTTTCCTACCGTGCAGTGGGAGCTTGTGCCCGCCACGGGTCTCTCTCGATTCGCGAGTCATTGTTCGCGCTGCTTTTGACTTAGCCTTCAGAGTAAGCGTTGCGTCTTGTGGCTTATCGATACCTCGGTAATATGTCAGTGCTCTCTGGTACATCTCTTTACT